GCCTTAGGTTCTGTTCCTGCTAAAGCTAGTCGTGGACATAGGGTGACTCAAGGAAATTCGCAAGAGGTAGGACCTAGAAACGGAGGACCAGGTATTTTATTAATTAGAGAAAATGCAAGTGATTAGGAGTTAAAATGGCAAATTGGTATATATTTCAAGGAACTACTTTTACAAGATGTGCAGACACAGATGCTATTAAAGATGGTGCATGGTATGTTAATGACACTAAGATAGAAGCAACTGATAACACAGAGTGGACTAATGTTTTAAAAGGAAGAAAAATACCAGTATTAAATAGTTCTGGTAATGGTATTAGTAGTCACATAGACAAAGTTGACCAAACACCTACTATAGATTCTGAAGAACAATTAAGAGAGCACGTTGCTGGTTTTATAGAGCAATGTAATTCTTTTTTGACATGGCAACAAGATATAGCCAACCAAAAAGCTAGATGGACTACTGCTAAAAATCAGGCTCAAACTTTATTTGATGCAGATACTATGGGTTCTGAATCGTATCCTATAGCAAATAAAACCTTTTCTGAATATTTAAGTGAAAATGGTGTAACAGATTATTCTGGGTTGCTTATTCCATAACATTTGTTATATTTCTTTAATGGCAAAACTAATTGAGTTTACTGCTTATGATAATTACATTGAGGCAGAAACAGAAGAGATATATCCTAAACCTATAAAATTTTATTTAAGTGATTGGTACAAGGAGCTATCGGAATTCACCGAAAATATGGGCAGAACAGTTAAAGCTTGTAAGCCATTTTTTGACACACAAATAAGTGGGTATGCAATACCAAATCCAAGAACATTAAAAATAAAACATAATTATATTAACGATGAGGGTTATAGGGATATGAGAATAGATTTACCAATACCTCATTGGCAGTCTCCAGAAATACAAAAACTAAATATACTTACACAACAAAATGTATTGCACAATGTGCATCCTAAAATTCAACTAGGGGATAAATGTCCTTATCATAAAACTCATGTACCTAATGCCTCTTATGGATATCCTAAAATATTATTACCTTGGAGAATAAAAACACCACTAGGTTATTCTTGTTTAATTATGCCACCTTTAAATAAAGTAAAAAAAAATTATGAAATTTTATCTGGTATTGTGGACACAGATACATATAATAAAGAAATAAATTTACCTTTCCGTATACATGGAAAGAGTGATACAGAAAAAGAGTTTACAATAGAAAAGGGTGAGATAATAGCACAAATAATACCTTATAAAAAAGAAAGTTGGCAAATGAAGATAAATAAATATCCTATAAAAAATTATGAAAAATATATAACCAGTAGGTTTTTATTTTATGCTACTGAGTTTGCTAACTATGCACGTTCTTGTTGGAGGAAAGTAACATGGAAATAATTGATTTTGTAAGAATAAAAGATAATGTTTTACCATATCCAGTATTAGGTAAATTTATAGAATATTTAAATTTGTGTGAGTTTGTTGAGGCAAAAACTATTGGTGAAAATAACGATAATAATATACCTTCTGTAAAAACACATAGAAACGCAGAAATTTTTCCGTTTACTAACGATAATAATTCTTTAAGTAATGTGCATTGGCACAATTTGTTAGCTTCATATTTTATGCAAATATATAAAGAATACAATGCTTTTTACCATCACGTTGATGTGCAACAAATTATAGACATATCTGCACTACGTTACAGACAAGGATGTTTTTATAAAGTTCATACAGACCATCATAATGCAATACCTAGAACTTTAAGTTTAATATTTTTACTTAACAACGATTACGAGGGAGGCAACTTGGTTTTTCACGACCCAACAGATAATAAAAAAACTTATCCAATAGAAGTTAGACCAAATAGAACTATAACGTGGCTTTCAAATTCTTTGTTTCCTCATGAAGTTAAAGAAGTAACAAAAGGAACTAGATACTCGGTGGTATCATGGGCATTGTAAATTATAAATTAGAAAAAAATTTTTTAACTAAAGAAGAACTTGAAGTATATGGCTACTATGTAGATTTTTTTCATAGAAACAACTTTAATCATTTCGATGCTGTGCAAAGTTCTTTAATGGATACAGGTAAATATGCAGACACACTTATGGAAAGTATACTTTTACAGAAAAAAAATAAAATAGAAAAAATTGTAGGAGAAGAACTTTTGCCTACATATTCTTTTCTTAGAGTTTATACAAAAGGAGCAGAGTTAACAAAACATACAGATAGACCAAGTTGTGAAATAAGTGTTACTTTAAATTTAAAAGATAGTGGAGAAGATTGGGCATTATATTTTGCAGGAACACCAGTAGTCACTAAGCCAGGTGATGCTATAATATATAAAGGAATTGAGGTAGAACATTGGAGAGAAAAATTTATTGGGGATTTTCAAGCACAAGTTTTTTTACACTATGTTAGAAAAGAAGGTAAATATAATTCTTATCACAAGGATAACAGACGTAGTTTTGCCACACAAAAAACATGATAATATACACTTACGCAAAAAGAGGGCAAATCGTTCCAGATTGGAAAGTACCTGAAAAATATAAACTAGTTGTGTTTTGTGCAGAGGAAGTTGAAGTTCCAAAAACTTGGTATAAATCTATCGTAAAACCTTTAATTGATGATGAAGAGGTAATTAAAAATATACATAAAATGTTACCTCATAGAAAAATAAGAGATGCTACTTTTTTTATAGATTTAGATAAAAACATAAAACAAAATTTTATTGTAAGTGTAAATAATCACATTGCTGAAATACAAACTACGCATGATATGTCTTGGATATCTAGACCTTATAATCAATCAATTATTTTATTTAATGAGCTGTGGCTTAATAATTACAAATATGTAACTAAAGATGTGGTTTCAGCTTTTAAGGAAACAACAAAATACATGGATATTAAGCCTACATATATTGACAGTTCTTTAGTTTACTACTGATTTACTTTACTTTATAATACTTGTATGCCTTTAACAGATATACAAATAGCAGCTGGTATAAACAAACAAGTCACTCCAACTGGAGCAGAGGGAAAATGGATTGATTGTGATAATGTTCGTTTTCGTTATGGTTATCCAGAAAAAATAGGTGGTTGGGAACAAACTACCGATACAACAGTTGTTGGAGTAGCAAGAGCTATACACATATGGTCAGACTTGGATGGTAGAAAATATATTGCAGTCGGCACACACAGAGGTTTATTTGTTTATTACGATGGTTCATTTTACGATGTATCGCCATTAGCCACAGCTTTGACTTCTTGTACACTTAGTTCTAGTAATGGTTCTGCTACGGTAACAGTTAATAAAATATCTCATGGATTACAAAAAGGGCATCTTTTAACTTTTTCAAGTGTTACTTTACCAGGTGGTGGTGCAACAGGTTTTACAACAGCAAACTTCACTACAAACACTTTTGAAGTAACTACAGCATCTTCTGATTCTTTTACTGTTACAATGGCATCAAGTGAAAGTGGCAGTGGCATGAGTGCAGCTGGTAGTGTTACTGTTAATGAGTATTTTTTTGTTGGAGATGCAATTCAAAAAAAAGGGTATGGTTTTGGAACTGGATTGTATGGTGGAGAAACTGCTACAAAAACTACCACTACTTTAAATGGTGCTTTATTAAACGACAGTGCTGGTACTGGAGGAAGTGGCACTAGTATTACTTTAACTTCTACTACTGGTTTTTCATCGGATGGTGGAACAATATTGGTAGGTACAGAATTAATTACTTATGGTGGAGTTAGTAGTAATGATTTAACTGGAATTACTAGAGGAGCTTCTGGAACATCTACTTCAGCTCATAGTGATGGTACAACGGTAGAAGAGGCATCAGACTATTTTGGTTGGGGAGAGGCGACAACTAGTGCAGTGGTAACCTTAGAACCAGGTAATTGGTCACTTGATAATTACGGACAAATTTTAGTTGCTACAGTAAGAAACAATAAAACATTTGAATGGAATCCAGCAGCCTCTGGAGCATTAACAACAAGAGCAACAGCAATATCCTCTAACCCTACTACAAGTGTTATGACTTTGGTATCTGATAGAGATAGACATTTAATACACCTAGGAACTGAAACAACTATAGGTAGCACAGCATCACAAGATAAAATGTTTATACGATTTTCTTCACAAGAGGACAACACAGACTATACTCCGACATCAACAAATACAGCAGGAACTTTTCGTTTAGATACTGGAACAAGAATAGTTGGAGGAGTGAATGCAGGAAGTTATACTTTAATATTAACTAACACAGCAGCTTACTCGATGAGATTTGTAGGACCTCCTTTTACTTTTGGATTAGAACAAGTAGGAAGTAATTGTGGTCTTATAGGTCAACACGCAGTAGTCGCTGTAAATGGTGTTGTGTATTGGATGGGTCAAGCTGGTGGTTTTTATTTATACGATGGTACAGTAAAAAAAATACCTTGCTCTGTTGAAGACTTTGTTTTTACAACTGTAGATGACGGTGATTTAGGATTAAACTTTAGTAGTCACGACATTATATATGCTGGGTACAATTCATTGTTTAACGAAATAAATTGGTTTTATCCTAAAGCTGATTCAAATCAAATTGATAGAATGGTTTCTTACAATTATTTAGAAGGCACTTGGTCTATAGGTTCTTTAGATAGAACAACTTATTATGATAAAACAATTTTTGATAATCCTTATGCAACACAATACAATTCTTCAGGCACACCAAGTTTTCCAACTATTCAAGGTGTCACTGCTGAGAACGGTGCATCAACTTTATATGCTCACGAAAAAGGTGTCGACCAAGTAGCCTCAGATGGAAGTAGTGTAGCGATTGTTGGTTCAATACAGAGTGGAGATTTTGAGGTTAAAGCTCAAGAAGCTGGAGTAGTTACAGAGGGAGAAATTTTTATGAAGATACGAAGATTTATACCAGACTTTCGAGCTCTTTCTGGTAATGCAAAAATTACTATAAATCTTAAAGATTTTCCAAGTGATACAGAAGCTAGTAGTAGTTTAGGACCTTTTACTATATCTTCATCCACAAAAAAAGTTGATACAAGAGCAAGAGCAAGAGCAGTAAATTTCAAAGTAGAAAATGTAACTACATCGGAAAATTGGAGGTACGGAACTTTTCGTGCTGATGTGCAACCTGACGGAAGAAGATAATGAGAAAAGACCCAATCAAAGGAACTGGTAAAAAACCAAAAGGAAGTGGTAGACGATTGTATACAGATGAAAACCCAAAAGATACAGTCTCTATTAAGTTCGCAACTTTATCGGATGCTAAAGCTACTTGTAGAAAAGTAAAAAGAGTAAACAAATCGTTTGCAAGAAAAATACAAATATTAACTGTTATGGAACAAAGAGCTAAAGTTATGGGTAAGACAGAAGTTGCAAGACTTGCTAAACAATGCAAAGAGTCTATTAGGAGAGAAAAAAATGGCTAAACTAGTTACAAATTTACCTGAACCCAAAATGGAATATGATGTGCAAAATCAAAGATTAATAAATTTATCTATTAAACAAATAGTAGAAAAATTAAATTTCTCTTATCAACAAGACATTAAGAATGAACAAAATACTTTTAACTGGTTTATATCATGACAATACAATATAAAAATGCTGGATTTAATTTAAACTCTACTG